CACCACCACCCACGCAGGAGCGCAGATCATGGCTACCATCAGGAATATCAGAATCTCAGCGTGCCGTCTCGTCGCAGCAGTCACCATGACCGGGCTGCTGGCGGGATGCTGCCGGTCGAATGATGACTGCTGTGGCGCCCAGCAGAATGCCATGCTTGCGGGCGTCATCGCCAACGGCGGATACCAGCCGTATCGGGCGGCGCGGCCGGTCTTCGTGAGTTGCACCCGGGTAGGCAATGTCGTGAACTGCCTCGGGCAATAGCTCACTTCGGCAGCCCCTGTTCTTTACGAAATAGTCGGATCGCCTCACTGATCAACTCAGATGAACTGGTTGATTCGATCCGATGGCGATAGGCGGAACTTTTTCCGGCGAGCCACTTTCGGAAAGGAACACTGTCGTCTGGGCCATCATTTTCTCTATCCGGCGCCCCCACAATATCGCGCCAGTTTGGAAACTCATCCTCCAGTGCTTCGATATTTTCGCGATGAACATGGTTATAGAGAGCGGATAATTTATCACACAATTCTTTAATCTGGGATTTGCTGACAGATAGAGCTTTCTCGACTGCCTCCATACGTGCGTGGAGTGCTTCCATTTCTCTATCCGTCACTTCTGCGGACCCTGTTCGAATCCACGTCCATTGCCGGCCTTGCCTGGGATTTGACCAGGCGATGGCGCGCCGCGGCGGGGACGCTCTGGCCGGTTGCGCGAATCTGCCGCATTGTCTTGGGCGTTGAGGTCGCGCTGCGTCTGCAGGGTCATGGCCGTCTTGGCGAGCGCTGCCTTCACCTGATCCAGGTTCATCTGATGCTTGTTGGCGTAGTCCAGCATTGCCAACTGATGCCTCATCTGAATTTCATGCAGCTTGACGGTGGCATCCGCCAGCGTGCGGTGCTGCTCGGCCTGGATGCGCTGGGCGTCATTCTGTACGTGACCGCCTTCCAGCGCCTGCGCGGCCTGGGCGATGCGTGCTTCGTTCTGCACGGTCTGCTGGTCCGATGCCTGCTTGGCCACGATCTGCTTGGCGGCGGTGTCGGCCTGGATCTTGGCCACGGCCACCGGTGGCGGATCAGCCGGCGGCGTGGCGTCAATCTTGGCCTGCTGTTCCTCGGTGTAGGTGAAGTCAGCCGGGTCGAGCCGCTTGGACCGCAGCATCTGCTTGAACCACTTCTTCGGGTCCGCACCGTAGATCGGATTTGCCGCGGCCTGCCCCAATTGCCCGATCGTCTGGTCCTGGATGGCGCGCTCCACCAGCGCGGCTGAGCCGTGTGCGTTGATCGAGAATTCGCCCTTTTCCTCGTCGGGGACGTTCGGGTCCAGCAGCAGCCACTCGTAGAACTGCCGCACGACAGGCTCGGTGATGTAGTCGTCAAAAGCATAGCCGATCGAGCGCAGAAGCTGGTTGGCGTTGGTGTCCTGCAACTGCGTGGCGCCGAACGTCTGGGGTGATGTCTCGCCGCTCTGGCCCTGCGTCACCAGCGGTATCGATGTGCATTCCTCGGCCAACTGCATTCCGAACTGCACGATGGTCATCATCGGCGCCGTGATGTTGGGGATCTCGATCGCCATGAACAACGCCCGCACGTCGCGGCCAAGCCCTTCGGAGGTGAGGAACCAGATCTTGTCGGGGGTGATCATCCACGAATCATCGGCAGGAATGACGCACGACCGGTCGATAATGAACTGTGAGCCGGCCGACTTGCCCGCGTTGTTCAACATGGCGCGCAGGCTGGCGTTGGTGATCGACTGCGGCGCCTTCAACTGCTCGGCCACACCGATGCCGGCCCAGCTTCCAGCCCGGCGCTGCCAGGGGACGGAGTGGTAGGGGAAGCTGCCACTGTCGAGGGGGTTGATCGTGGCGCGCACGGCGCGGTCATTGATCAGCGTGACGATGGCATAAACCTGATCCTTGTCACCATCGACATCAGGCTGACCGCTCGCCTTGTTCAGCGCGTTCATGTCGTCGCGCTTCATCGCGCCATAGAAATACCAGACTTCATACCGGCCCTTGTGGCGCTTGCCGTTGATGCCGGCAGTCTTGGTGCCATCGTCGTTGACGTTGGCCTTCTGCGGGCCTTCCTCCAGCACGAGGTCGATCTCGGCAGAGATGTAGCCGGGCAGCATCTTCAGTTCGCGCACCTGTCGCGCCGACATGTGATCGCGCTCGAAGATGAAGTCGCCTTCGTGGATGTTCTCGCCGCACGCGGGGTCGGGGAAGATGTTCCAGGGATCCACCCATGCGCTCGCCGGCTTCACGTCCTGACGAATCTGAATCTCGATGCCGCTGGCCGCCTTGGTGACGGCGATCTTGCGTTTGGACTTCGGAAACGGCGCCTTCAGCACGCCAACGCCGATGCGGGCCGCGTCGAACACTGCCTTGCGCATTTCCGCTTGGTGCTGGCACTCCACCATCCAGTCATAGATTCGCGTCTCGGCGGCCTTGGCCTTCTTCCGCGCAATCTCGATGTTCTCAAGGGCGAGGTCGGCTACCGTCAGCGGGACTTGCGCCGGCGCTGCTGCTGCTGGAGGCCCGGGCGTTGGCGCTGTAGGCGATGCGGGCGCACCAGCCGCCAGCGCTGCCATGGCCGGCGGCACGGCCTGCTGTGGCGCAGTAGGGGCGGCAGCGGGCGGCGTGGCTTCACCGGGCTGTGCCGGCCGGGTGAGCGGAACACCAAGCCCTTCATGGACGACCTGGCTTTTGTCCTCCTTGGCCGCGATCAACTCGGGGACTGGCATCTCGCTGAAGCTGAACGCCTTGTCGTCTGGCGGCAGCAGGATTTCCGCGAGTTTCGCTGCGCCAGCATCGACATACCGGGCCGTGATGCGAACGAACACCGTGCTCTTGTGGTTCGGCGCCTTGGGACCGCGGCCCGTCGACAGCGGCCCATCGACTGATGTCGGCTTGGTCCAGCGGCCCTCCTGAAATTCATGCCGGTTGGCTTCGTCAATACCAATGTAGGCTTCCTCGGCCTCCAACCACGTTGTCTCGATGCCTGAACTGGTCCGCGCCACCTTCGCCTCATCGCGCTTCTCAGCAATCGCTCGGCCGATCAGCGTCAGTGTGTCGGCGTCCTCGGCAATGTGCGGCCCGAGAATATCCCGCACGTCGTCGGGCAGATCGTCGGGAAGATCGGTCATGCGATTACTGCCAGGAGAAGAATGCGGTGGCGCTCTGCGTCTCGGTGAAGCAACCGGTGGTGCTGAACACCAGCACGATGCCTTGGGGGAAATCCCACATAGTGTCTGGGTCGGCGCTGATGGCGACGGTCGAGGACGCGCCGACTACGACGCACTTGATCGGGCTGACTGCACCATTGCCCGGGTCCGCCGCTGCGTTGAGGATCATGAAGTAGCCGGATGCCGCGCCCGTCGTGATCGAGGCGCCGTGCAAGCCGAGAACGCCATATGGCACGAAATGGGAGGTTTCCGCAGCCGCCGACGCTTGAGGCGTGACGTGCGTGGGGCTGACCTGGGTATCGGCATGGGCCGGCATTGATGCCAGCAGCGCGAGGGCCAGACCAGCAAGGGACCGTTTCAACCAGCGCATATAAGTAGCTCCATCTATGGGAAGCTGCGATACCACATCGCTGCAAAGCGCCCGCCACGGCGCATTTCGCGGCACGCTATCATTTATTTCAATATCAGCCAATAGTTTAGACATCATCCGAGCAGGCCCATTCCTGGATTTGGATTGGAGAATCCCGGCAGCGTGATCTTGGGCGTATCTCCCTCATTTCGGATCTGGTCGACGATCTCGGCGAGAGCGCCCAAGGCATCCGCGCCATGAGAATGGATATCGTGCATTGGGTCGGTTGGCTCGTTGGTGGATTTCGGGATGTTCCGCTTATAGCTCTTTAGACGGTGCATCAGGTTGGCGGCGCCGAGCGCCTGGTCTGGCCGATCATCCGGCGTGGCGCGCTTGGTATTGTCCATGTAGAGGCGAGGAAACATCATGCGCGCGGCCTTGATGCGGGCCTCAGGATCACTGCGCGGGATCACCTTCACCGTGCAGCCGAGATCGCGCAGTTGCTTGACAGCGTTGGTGCCGCTGGTGGGGTGATGTTGGGTTGCATCGTGGGGGAGATAATCAGTGCCCCACCGATAGCCGAGCTTGTCCATGGTGGCCAACATCTGCGCGTAGGTGGCTTGGTTATCCTCCAGATAATTGACGACCGTGATCGCTGATGGGTGGGTCTTCTGGACCATGATCACGGTCATCAAGTCGTTCCATCCGAGGTCCCATATCCGATGCACGGGGAACCGAGGATCATAGGGAAGCGCGCGATACCGGCCCTCGCTGACCATCGCGGCCACCTCACTGCCGTAGATCGCGCCGACAACCGCAGTGCGAGGCTCGCCACCCCAAATGTTCGGGTATTCTTTAGGCGAATGCATCAGGTCGTATTGGCGAAGATTTTCCTGCTCCTTCGAGAACCAACCGCACGCGATGGCATCCTCATACCCCATCTTGACCACCTTCGCGCCAGGCGGTGGGTTGACGACGAACCGGTCATAAACTTCGTCGGTATCGACATCTGGGTTGAAGGTTCCCCAGAATTCCGAGTTCGGTTTGCGGAACAAAGTCGGCAGCAGCAGTTGCAGCGATCTCCGGCGGAAGCGCTGCGCTTCGTCTCCCCATACAATGTCAAGCCCTTCATATGATTTGACGTTTTCAGCGGTGATGTCGGAGAGGCCGAAGAATGTGAACTGGGTATCGCGGATATTCGAAACGATGCGCTTGTCGGTGACGGTGTAGAGGCTGCCATATCCCAGCGCCTTGATGCTGTCCTTGAGAAGCTGGTGCGAGGATTCCGCCAGCGTGTGTTGGATCTCACGCGCGCAGCCAATGCGCAGATCCTGGTGGATGCCCAGGGTGAGCAGCGCATGGGCAAATGACGTGGATTTCAGGCCATTCCGGCCGCCGTAGGCTATTTTATAGCTGTGCATGTCGAGAAGGAACGATAATTTTCGGGGAAGCCGCAGGGTCACCACCCGTTCTGGGTTAGATGGGGCCATCCCCGCGTGGGCGGGGGAACCGTTCACCAACCCCGCACCCATGTCATCGATGCGTTAGATGTCGCCAGCATGGCAGCAACCACCGGATCAGGCGTCCCATATGACCGCAGCAACCCCGCCACCGCGATGTCCACATCCGCGCCGCCCGTCGTGCGATGCACGCCGATGTGCGCGCCAGGATCGACTGAGCGATGCGCACCGGCTGCATAGGGCATGACACAGGCCGAGGCGCAGTGATCGTCAACGCGCGTGTCAGCACCTACATAACGAATCGTCTCGGCCATCTCGACACCCGCCAGCACGAGGCCGCCATTACTCGCCAGCACGACGACATCGCCGGGGGCCAGCATCGCCGCCAGATCGTCTGCCGTATGCTGGTCGAGATATCCGCTGACCCGCACGGTCGCGCCCTCGCGCACGACAGTCGGCACGCAACCGACTAGCACGGCGATGCACCAGAATATCCCGGCCCACATAGCGAGGCTGACCGGGACAGTCCAGAAGATCATGCGGAAGAATTTCACGAGATCAGCTCAGCGTAAACGCGATAGGTGAAACACCCGCCACTGCCGTCTGTGCCGCAATCCCACGCTCATAGGACAAGATATTTGCCGCCCAGCCCTCAGCAATACTTGATGCCATCGCCGCAAGAATTTGAGCGCCAGTCGGTGTCGTGAATGCTGGTGGAGTGCTACCAGCCACCGGCATACCATTCGGATAAAACAGCGCCCCCGCAGTGGCGATCAATTGATCAATCGCTCCGTCGCTGACGTTGATGATGCTGTCGATGGGGCTGGTGTCGGTGGATTTCATCACCGAGATTGTAATCGTCGCCATTACACTGGCTCCTTCGGTGCGGCGTTGGCGTTGGCTACTGCGGCTTCCAATTTGGCATAGATCGGCAATGCCACCTTCGCGGCTTCAATGCCTCCCGCTTGGACTGCGGTGTTGATCAGCCGCCCCAGCGATTGGATTTCTTCAGGCGTGAGTTCGAGATTTACCATTTTCGTTATCCTACGTTCCATGTTGAGCCATTTGAGTTGACGGGGACGCCGACCGCACCACCCCCAGTGACCGCCGCGCCCCATACCGGGGTGAGTGCGTCAGTGACGAAGGCCCGCGCCCCCGCACCTGCCGTGGCAGCGGACGGGAGGGACGCGACAACCGTGGTGTCATACTGAATTGCCTTAGTGGCCGATGTCAGCCGCACATAGCGCGCAACCCCCGTGCCACCGGCCTGCGTGCCGATCGTCAGCACATTGCTGGCCGTCGCCCAATCAAATACGCCGCGCTCGTAATTGGCACCGGCCGATGACCACGTATTGTAGGCACGGAGGGAGTGGGCGTTGGTGCCATTTTGGAGGGCTAGAATACCCGCGGCGTCTCGCCAGATTATCAAGTCCGGGGAGTTTGATGGGGATCCAGCGGGGGCAAAACAAAAATTCCCAGTGCTCGGTAATTGATACACAGTGGCGTAGATTTCGGTATTAAAAATGGCCCAATTGTTGCCATTCGTGGTGAGAGTAAACCAGGTGCCGCCGGGGCTGCGAAAGGTGACTGTCCCATTTGCGCTCACATTAAACTGGCTCACTCCACCGGCCTGCAAATCCATCAGCAGCGAACCCGCCGCCGATGCGGTGTTGGTGATGTTGAGTTTCAGCCCGGTGAAGACTGTGGCCGCATTATTCCACGTCTGGGACAGATTGAGCACCGGGTATGACGTAGCGCCCGTCAGCGTGCCGCCGCTGATCGTCAGCGCCTTGTTGGTGTTATCCCACGTCAGTGCTGAGCTTTCCTGCACGAATGACCCGGTATCGAACAACAGTCGCCCAGCCGCGCCGCCGTTGGTGGGGGTTACTCCGGGGAGGATCGTGGGGGTGGCGCTCGGGCCAAATGGCCCCTGAAAACCGCTCATATCAGAACCT